AGAGTGCCTGAAGTTGTTTCCGTAAAAGGTCCTCCTAGATTCATAATAAAGTCATATCCATACATAAAAAGCACAATACCTACAATTACTTTAATTACATCGCTTGCACCTGCACCAGCAGCTTTTGGAGTAATAATTATAGTATCTTTTGGATGCTCTAGCATTACTGCAAAACCATCCTCAACTAAATCAGCCCCATTTAAGATATCAAAGTCTATGCCTTTTTCTGCACATTTTAGTAAATAAGATTTGAAGCCTTCTGTTTGACATTCAATAAGTTTAAAAATATCACGAAAATTCTTGACATTCATATGCCAGTCAGTGCCAAACTTTTCTCCGAGTTCTCCCATTAACTTAACGTGGGTCATATATTTCTACTCCTTTATCTGGGTATGATACAATTAAATATGGTATCTGCAATGCTTTTGACATATCTTTGTCATGCTTGCTTGGATGACAATTTTGCATATAGTGACTATGGACTATATATTTTATTTTAGAAATTAACTGATACTTGCCTAAAACTTTTCCGTCAATTTCAAATTGATTTTCTTCTGTGGATATATTCTCACAAGGAATATATTTTTCTTTGTTATTTTGCTCAACAATAAGTCCACACATTTCACGAGGTGCCTCAGTAGCTGCCTGAGCAAATATTTCATCGAGAAACTTCATTTGAAACTTTTTGATCCTGGAAACGCTCCAAATGGTAATGTTACTGTTGAGTTAATTTCGGTTTTTCCTAAAGAGGATGCGCTTGTTATATCAATTGGAGTAAATCCAAAGCGCTTTCCACAAGACGTTAATGTTTTCCCACATTCATCTGCTCGTTTCCAAAAATTATTAAATCCTGGAGTATTCCCTGTATGTGATACAGTAGTTTTCCAGATAAAAGTGGTTCCTCCACTAGTATGCGTTACTATATCATTGAGTCTGTCATCTGTAAAAGCGCTATAAGCTGTGCTTGCAGAATATGCTCCTTGATGTACTCTTACTCTTTCAAATTTTGAATTTGAATCAGAAGGAGTTCCAAGTGCAGATTTTGCTCCAGCTGTTGCTACTTGCCAATACTCATTTATATTTGCGCTTGATAATGTGCCATTTGAATTTACTTTTGTTGCTGTTGCAGTTGTCTTAACAAAAGCTTCTACTGCAAAGTTTGTACCACTTGAGGCAGTTGTATAATTTGTAAAACTAGTAGATGCTGGAACTATAGATTCATTGTCTATATTAACATATACTGTAAACTCTACTCCAGTCATTGCTTGCCCATTAATATAGTTATGGGGTGTATATTTACTTTCTCTATGCCAACTACATCCTCCACACTTAGCATGTTCTGCTAAGTCAGGACTTGCACCAGTATATTCCCAAGGACAAGCATTAGAAATTATTTCTCTAGCAGGAATTTTTACACCTTGTAAATCATAAGGTGCTACAAGTTCAAAACTAATAAAAGCAGCATCTCTTGATGTTATTTTAGATATTGTCCAAACTTGTCTTGTAAATTCAATAGGAGTATTGCCTGAACCTGGATCTGAAGATTCGCCTTTTAAGTATCTTTTTAAAGTTAATCTTCTGACTACTTTCTTACCTACAAGAGAATCAAAATCTGTAGTCCCCATTTGAGTCGCAAATGCAGTACTGATAAGTGTTACATTTAGAGTAGGTCTAGATATTGCTCCTGTTACTTTTATGTCGAATCCATCAGAAGTAATTGGCAAAGCTACATAAGTTCGTAGTGTCGATGGACTATCATAATCATACATTTGTAAGGTTGAAAGATCATCATCTAATCCCCTAGTTAAATAAGCAAACTGCCCATTAGGTTTCTCAAGTTCAAATAAAGTAACAAGTTCAGATCCTGGCTGTTGTTTTTGTAAATCTTGATTGATTGTCATGCTTCATAAACCCTTCTAAATGTTGCTCTCAAGCTATAGAAATTATCGTATGACCAAGATTGTGACCAGTCTGAGCATATACATAATATAGTTTCTGTACTTGAACTTTCATTACTATCTTCTAAATTAAATTTGAATCTACTTACTGCTCCAAGACTTTCAAAGAAAGCGACTAAATCATCTATTTCTGCTTTTGGTCTATTTGAAAAAGACACACTCAGTGTTTGATTCAAATTATTAATTCCATCTGCAATTCTAGATTCATAGCCATCTCCAAAACTTAAAGTATGAGTTTTAGGTGCTGTTCCACGAGTAAATCCTTTATCAGGTTGTACTGGTGCGCTGAATCCTGTAATATTTCCGTTATCTGCTTTATATATTCCGAATGCCATAATTTCTTAGAAAGGGCTTAACATGCCGCCTGGTCGTTGTTGTTTTTGAATTTCTGTCTGTACTGCTCCAGCAACTGCTTTACCAAATCTATACATATCGTCTCCGCTACCTTCAGAAGATGTTTCTCCTGTTGTCATATTTACATTTACACTAATATTGTTTCCACCTGTAGCTCCTTTCATGTCTACAGGAATACTTCTGCCATCTGGTAGAGGAACAACTGCTTCATTGTGTTTTCCTTCCCCAACTAAATATGTTGGTTCTGTTGCGACTCCTCCACTGCTATACCCTTTCATAACTCCGCCTTTAGCCATAGGGATAATTCCACCTTCTGCTAATCCAAATACAGGAAGTGCCATAATTGAAGCAGCTAATTTAGCTGATGCTATTTTTGCCATTTCTTGTACAATAAGAGTAAATAAGCTTTTAAATGCTTCTTTTGCAGTTGCTGCTCCCATTGCTATATCATAGAACATTTTTTCAATTCCTTGTGCGAATGTTTGTTGTATTTTAAACGCATCTGTAGTAGATTTTTCATACGCTTTTGATTGTTGAATTATTACATCTCGTTGTTTTTCTAGTAATTCTAATTCTTTTTGTGCGTTTAAAAGATCATCGTCTTTTAACTCTCTCATTTTATATCGTTGCTCTACAATTTTATCATTTGCTGCTAATGTTGCTAAATTATTTTGCTTTATTTGTATTTTTTCTCTTGCAAATCGTGCTCCTGCGTCTTTTCTACCAGATAGCCCTGCTAGATCAGCTTTAAGCCCTTCTCCATCAATGAGCCTTTGTTGTCGATTTTTAAGAACTGAATCAATTGCTCTTACTGCCTCTGTTGCTTGTGTACGTACTTCTCCAACAGTTGAGCCATCAAGTTTAATACCAAGAATTTTCTCAAAGTAAGTAAGATCACTACTAGTTAAAACATCGCCTGCCGCCTTGTTTGCTATTTCATCCATAGCTTTTTCAATAGATGCTGCTTCTTGTCCAAAGAATCCAGATCTAAATCCTTTATACGCATCAGATCGTCGAGTTTCTGTTGATTCTTGTATATTTTTTAATCCTTTTAGTGCTTGTCCTGTTGAAGTAATTTTTAAAACAAAAGCACCTAGTGCATCTTGGTCTAAATTAACAACATCTCCAAATGCAGCGAGTTCTGGTATTATCTCTGTTAACCGTTTAAATGATTCACGTACTCCTTTTGCATATTGTTCTTGTTTTTCGGGATCTTGAATTGCCTGTACTTTTGCAATTTCTCCTATAATTCCTGAAGTATTTAAAGCATTTGCTCTAATTTCATCTGCTTTTAATCCTTGGGGATTTTTATTTTTGAATCCGTCTACGATTGTGTTTACTTCCGATAGTATTCTTTGTTGTGCACTGAGAGATTCATTAAATTCCATATTTGCTTGTTTTCCTTCTCTCATATCTTTTACGTACTTCATCATACCTGTTTCACCAACTTTTTCTGCATGAGTTCGTAAATTATCGGCTGTTTCTTCAAAACCTAAAAAGTCCATTACTTTCGCTACTCCACCTAGTATAGATTTATATATTCTATCTATATTAAGTAGTAAGTCCATTATCATTTGTCCAGCAAGAACAAGAAGTCCAATAAATCCAGCTTTACTCATAGCTTTATTTACAAAGGTAACAAAACCTGCTGTTATTGCTCCCATACCTGCCATTACTCCAGTCCATCCTGCTTTTATTCTAGTTCCAAGAGTTCTGAAGGATAATTCAACTCTTTTTACAACCATTTTTGTTTTAGCAAACCAACCTTGACTTTGCATATTCATTTGAGTAAAACTAGTTTGTAAACTTCTAACTACAGCAATATCTTTATTTTTAAATATACCTGTAACAATCTTTCCATGTTTCTTGTATTGAGCCTCTGCAGATCTTAATGCTTTGTCTAAGTTTGATTTATCTGCTCCTCGCATTTTTCCTGTAGCAGCACGTTGTAGTACTGGAGAGTCACTTCCTTTTGCGAGTACTTTTGCAGAGGATTGTACACCTGTTGCACCTGCAGCTCTTGCTGCTTTTACTCCTTGTTTTGTTTGTTCTACTTTTTGTCGATATTCATCTAAGTCTTGTTTTGCTTTTTCATAACTTGCAGTGTGTGTATTTGACCAATTCTGAAGTCTTTCTGTTAATTCTGTTTGTGAAGGTATGACTTGTTTAATAATTGAAGCCGCAAAAAGTCCGATTGCCAAAGCGGCAACTTTTACATTATTACTAAGTACATTTGCAAAGAAATTTGCAATCGGGGCTATTCCTACTTGGAAGTTTTTGATTAAGTCTGAGAATACAATACCTAATCTATTGAAAGCATTAACAGGTACTTTTTCTCCAATCTCTCCAAAGTTTTCTGCTGCTTGTCGTAAGGTTTCATTTAATACCGCTTGAGATCTTTCGTATGTTGTTAGTTCGTCTGCATTTTTACCTACAAGTCGACCATAATCTTCTGTAGCCTTTTTGAGACGTAATGTAATACCAAGTTCATCTAATAGTTCTGGTTCAGCTTTTGTTGTACCCTGTACAATTCGATTAAATGTATCTTCAAAGTTTCTACCAAGAGCCTGTGCAGCTCCACGAGAAGCTTTTGCTACTTCTTCAATTTGAGAAGTATTGTAACCTTTTGCAATCATAATAGCTGCTGATTCACCCGCTTTTTGTAAATCAATCTGATGTCCAGTAGCTATTTGTAATTTTCTTGCTACAGTATCTAATGCGACACCAGTAGAGGCAGCATAAACTGCTTGAGATTTTTGAAGAGTTTCAAAGTTAGCTGCTTCTTGTAAAGATCTATAGACTGCTCCAAGAGCAAATAATGATGCCGCTAGTGTGGCATAGGCAGGCACAAGACCTCCAGAAATGCCTTGTGACATTTTAGAGAAGTTTTTACTAGTATTTGAGGAAGCTTGAGCAGCTCCTTTAAGACGTCTATCTGCAGTATGTGCAGATTTCCCAACTTTATCAACTTCTTTTGAAGCTTTCTTTGCTTTTGCACCGACAACTTTTAAATTATTATTATCATCGATTACTACTTTACCTATTACTTTAAAATCTGCCATTTATCTCTTTATATTTGCTGAGTTAATCCCAGTGCCTTTAGCCTTCGATCTACTGTCTGCGGCTTTACGTTTTCTTTCTAAATCTTTATTTATATTTGCTGAATTTCTTGCTTCAATATGTTTCAAGAAAAATACAGTCGTTTTGGTATCTTTTACTTCCCAAATTTCCAATAAAGTTCCTAAGGCGGATAAATCCTTTCCAAAGTACGATCCACTCATACCATC